TTGCATCCCAGTTAGCAACTGCTGCAACTGTTCCTGATGTTGTAGCTTCTCCTGTTAAAGCTGAATAAATAGCACTATCAACAGAATTAACTATAGACTCTGAGATTCCGTCCATTGTTCTTGCCTGAACATTTATTGCATCTGTAAGAATATCCTCATAAGAAATAATACCCTCATCTCCGTATTTATAATGGTCTGCACTTGTCTTAGTCCAGCTTCTCTCTACTGTAGGAAATTGAGATAATCTTCCAATCTCCTTAATGTTTCTGGTACCAGAAGCAGTTAAAATAGTTCTGTCTTCTTTGTAATAAGTCTCTGTCCAGTTAGATGATTTAACTTGAGTAAGTAATGGCTTTAATTTGAATTTCTTTTGTGCATATACTTTAACAACTCTTGAAATGTTTTCTCCTCTAATGTCTGTTTGTCCTACTTTGTCCGCCATTATATAATTTCTCCTACATGTATCTCACCAGCTCCACTTGTAAATGTCTCTAATGCTTTACCAACTATAGAACCAATAAGAGCACCGCTTATATTTGGAAGATTAACAATAGTATTAGCACCAGATAAGCAAACTAAATTACCTGCAGAGATAGTCTCTGCTCCTGTTTCCATAGTTAAGTCAAATACTCCTTTTGTATATAAGCCCAATTCTGCTTTAGAAGTATTAGATTTTTCTGTGGCTGCTATACCTGCAAAGATGCTGTCTGAGTTAGTTGTTGCAGTAGTTCCTCCAGCAGTCCTTAACGAAGTTCCGGACATTTCACAGAGGGCACCTTGTTCTATTAGTGCGCTTGTAGCGAATGTGAAATCATGAACTTCGTAAGGTCCTTCAACTTTTACTGCTTCGTTTGCCATCTTTTATGGTTTTAGGTATTTTCTCTTCTTTAAATATTTTGCTATTTCTCATATCGTCTATATAAGGATTAAAATAATTCTGTATTTCTACTTCAACCTGCACCCATTTTCTCCAAGCCCATATTCTACCTAAGATATAACATCCCAAAGCATAACATCCAGCCATAACTATTGTCATTTCCATGTCTCTGCTCGCGAACCCAATAGCAGCCATCGCCCACTTAAAATAATTAGTGAGCGAGTAGCCTTTATCAAAATAAAACTTTTGCATTAAAAACTTATAAGACAGCTTCTTTCTGTATTCTTCAAAACTTAATTTCTGAGTCATAATTCCTCTAAGCCTTCTGCCCATTCTCCTAAAGGATTATCCTTGCCCCATTTAGCATCTTCTCTAATTCCAAAGGGGTAACAGACAACTCCATTATTTTCCACTGGAAGTCGAGGTGTGTTAGGGTCTATCCATGGTATTTTTTTGGCTTTTAACAACTGCCTTAATCTGTCCAGCATAAATTGTCCAACCTTAGGCTCATTATTCCAACCATAATCAAGGGTTTTAAGAATTGTCGGAAAATGCTTCTCTGGAAATACAAACTCCCATAACTGAATAGGTCTGACCATCATGGGAATTAATCCATCTACTAACTTCTTAGGGTCATTTTTATCTGGTTTTTTTCCATAAGCAAACTTAATACATTCAAGTTCCTTAATGTACTTATCAACTCTTTCCTTAAGACCTCTTGTAAGTGCGTAGATGTGCATTATACTGGGGAAAGCTTTTTTAGTTCTTCTTCAAAAGCAGCCTTCATAATCTCATGAATTCTCACTCCTTTCTTAAGTTCTTTTATAGCAGCTGCAGCTTTATCTATTTCTGTCTGTATAAACTTTTTATCTAACTCCATCGTCCTTTAATGGATTAGCCTCACCTCTTTTAAATCTCTCAAAATACTCCTCATCTGTCTCTGGCTTCTTTTGTTCAACCTGTCCTGCATTTGCTAAACCTCCGACTCTTCGTCTTGCTTCAAGTGCTTCTTCTCTCTGTAAAAGTGATTCTCTTCTGTCGTTTTCTCTCTTAAGCCTTTCTGCAATCTGGTCGGCTCTGTCAAGTTCAGAAGTTGTTTTTTGCTGAATCCCCTCATCATTACTCTCAGCTGTGTTTTCTGTAGAATTTTGTGTTGTAACTTTTTGTTCATCCATTTTGCTTAACCTCCTTACATCTGTATAAGTGGGTCTGTGTTTGATTTTCCTTTAATTGATATGAAATAATCCCAATATTGAGCTATAAGTTTTCCTACTTGATTGGCTGTGGGAGTAACATCAACATTATGTCTTTCAAGGAATTCAAATCCCTCTAAAATAAGATTGTGAGTTGCGTCTGCATATCCCGAATGATAACCAGAAAAATAACCCATTAAAAATGCAATTACAATTAAAGCGCATATTGCTATTCTTCTCCAACTTGTATTGTGCATCTATTTAGTCACCTTTTGTAATATTAGTTTTGGCTGAGGCATGGACAATCCAGCTAATCCAGCAATAGCCGCAATCATAAATGACATAAGTATTCCATCTATTCCGTTAATAAGTGCTGTACATTCTATTAAGCACAATGCGATAATTGCAGTTACTACAATTTTCCAATTTACTTTTTCCATTATCTTCTTTTTCCTTTCTTTTTTTTACAGGGCATTTTGATTAATTTAGAATATAAATTATAAAATAAAAAATAGCTGCGCAAATTAAAAGTATATCTAACTTATCCATTATTTTTCCTCCTTTTCTAATTCTTGTAAAGTATAAATTAATTGTTCTGCATTAACTTGAGGTTTTCCTGATAAAGCTACATTTTGAATTCCCCCTATTCTTTCTAATAAATTAGCTCTTGCATCTGCTATTTCCTGCATAACAATAAGATATTCTTTATCTGTTCTAAATTGAATATTATAAATTCCTATTTGCTTTATAGCTCTTTCAGATTGATTAACAGAATTAGCTAAATCTCTTAATCTCTGCATACCTTCCTCTGCAGATAAACCCCCATTTTGAACTGCTGACAAGATAGTTGATGATTGTCCCGGAACTTTAGCTATTTCTGCTCTCATAGATGATATTTCTCCTCCTTTAATATCCAGTGCTCCTTTAATTCCAAAAAAAGCTAATGCTCCTGTAGCGGCAGTTTTTAATATTCCTGCTGTTGCTCCTGTAGCAGCAGCTATCTTTCCCCCAATAGAAGCAACAAGTGCAGGTATTCCAGAAGTTGCTATTGCTGCTCCTCCTATTATCAGTCCTCCTGCTGCTATTGTTCCGGCAGTTGCTCCTCCTAATTGCTCATTAGACAACTGAGATAATCCTGCTCCTGCTAATCCTTCCTGAGCACCTATTGGCTGACCTGTGAGAACATCTAAAGGAGTTCCTAATCTTGCCTTTTCTCCTAATCCCTGTAAAACTTCTGATGTAGCAGCCTGAGAACTTATATCTTCAGGAGTTAAAATTTGAGTTGTAAGTTGTTCTTTAAGTTTTTCTGCTCCAAGAGTTTCCTCTATCTTTCCTGTTCTCTGTTCTCTTTCTCTTTGAAATTTAGCAGACTCATAAAGATGATAAGGAACACCGGACTTAGGGTCATAGCCTCCCCCCTCTCTTTCTCCGGGCAGCTTATTAGAAATCATTTTATTCGGAGTTGTTGAAGAGGGAGTATTTTTAACTTCTTCAGGAGGCTCTGGCTGTGTTTCTGGTTGTAACTGAAATAATCCCGGTGCTGTTTGTTTGTATATTTCTTCTTTCTTTTTCTTTGCCATTATTCTCTTGATACTGTAGCCTGTGAGTCTTTAGGTTGAAAACCTACTTGACCTGTGTTTTTATTTTCTGAGGATGTCATGCTGTCCATTAAGCTATTTTGTTTAATAAATGATAATCTTATAGCTAATTGATTCCAAATATCATCCTGTAATTCTGTAACTTCTCTTAAATATTGAGGGTCAAATGATAATAAGCCAACCTTAGCGCCTGCTTCTGTCGTGTCTGTTCCTCCCATTACTGCTTTGGGAACACCTACAGCCTGATAAAAGAAACCCTCTAAATACTGAATCCATGACATTGAGTCTTGGAGGCTCGGAGCATAATCTTTAATCTCTACATTTCCTTTTGGAACGAGTATAACCTCTCCTTTGTTAATAACATCTTCATACTGAGTTTTTAATGCTGATAATTTAGTGGGGTCATCTTCGTCTACTTCTATAATTCTAACAGGCACTACATTTCTATGTAATACCTTTTTCCAGTCAGACATGGCTTCATTTCTTGCCAATATTACCCACTCACAAGACTCTATAACAGAAACACCGTGAATTTCATCAGCTATTCTGTCGTTGCATAAATGAAATATCTCTTCTGGTTTGAATTTTCTCTCTGCCTTTCCTCCATTCTTTGCTATCTGTTCATATCTCTTGATAATTCCTTTTTCATCTACAACATGCCTAATCTTTGAAGGGTCAAGAGGTTTAAGATTAATTAAAGTTTGTGTTTCTTTATCTCTTATAATCTCAGCGTAAGCATCTCCATTCACTTTTTTAATTACAAGCATATTCCATAAAATAGAAATAAGTGAGTCTTCTCCCCAACCTTTTATATTTTCAAGAATTTCATTTGATTCATTATCAAAATAAACATTCCAACCTTTACCCAAAACCCATGTTGCATAAGTATCTATTGCTTTCTTAAGCTCTGGAATTGTCTTATAATATCCTAAATACTGCTCAAAATCAGTGGTTATCCAAGTTGTTTCTTTCTGGTCTCCGGGTCCATCTGTTGATAAAGTATCTACTTCATAATCATCCACTCTATTACTCATGTCTGTTACTGTTGCTTTGGATAAGTTTGTTTCTGACATTTTAGTTATTTATCTGTAAAAGGAAAGGTATGCCTACTTTTAATTGTGTCGTATTTGCTGCAGGAATTACAGTCACCCCGCTTAAGTCTGTAGTGTCGTCTCTGTCTGCAGGGTCACATCCATAACCAAAGCCAACGCTCGCATCATTAGCATACCCCCACAACTTTACATTTAATCTTAAAATATCTCCTTCCTTAAAAAATACCTTTGTGTCCTGTGTTGTTGAAAGATTTTCAGTATAACCCTGAGTTCCTGAATCTGATTTTGTATAACTTAAAGTCTCCATCTGTGAGCCAATCTGTGTCTGAACTCCATCACTGACTTTATAGAGATTTAGAACAAGACGAACATTTCTGCTGTCTGCATCTCCTGCTAATCCCATGCTCAGACTTACTCTTATTGTTCCCTTTATTACTTTTGATTTGTTAAAAGTAACATCATAATTAAGGTCTGATGCTGGAACTGTTGTGCTTTGATATGACCACCTTCTTTCCCCTGTCTTTCCTGAATATAAAGAGGTGTCTGTTGTAAGCCAGTGGAAATTCGCTCCTGACATTATAGAACATCCTGCATAGAAGTTCTTTATTCCTGTTCCGTCTGCAATATCATAATAGTCATAACTTGCTAAAGCTGATGGAGGTGTTGGAGGTACTACTTTCTTGATTGAAGGATTTAATGGCATTATGTTGCTCCCAATTTACTCTGAACTTTATTGTCTTTTAGAAATGTTATTGCTCTGCTTGCTTTATCATGACACACATTAATCAAGTCCTCTGCTGTTCCTCTGTCCGGATAACCGCTTGTGTCCCATTTAATAAGGTCTATAGCTGCCAAGTTTGATGAAGCCGCTGCTAAAACAGGTTTATAGCTTGCAGGAACTAAAGCATAATTAGTAATCCAGTCATATTTTGTATTAGCGCAAATAAAACCCTCTGCTTCATCTGAGAATTGTGAGAGCAGGACCCCGCTTATACTCGCGTCTGAATTAACCCATCTTCCTGCGTGGGAAACTATAGCTCCAGAGATGCAAAGTGTAAAGCTCATTTTGGTAAATTTATTCTCAGTTTATTTATTGCGTTTATGAGGTCTCTTAGTGTTTGAATTAGAACATAATATTCATCAGGTAAAATATATTCTTCTTTGTTTGTTGTTGGCTTTATATTTTCCATGTTTTTTAAAAGATAAAGGAATTTAAAGATTTATCCTTTATACACCAAGCTGCTCTGATTATTGCTTCTGCTATATGGTCATATCTTCCGAATATTCTAAGATTTCCTTTCTCTGTATATTCTATCTGAATTGATTTTAAAGACTGCCTTATTTCAGGGTCATCTAAAAGTACTATTTTATCCTGCTCCATTAAATTAATAAGATTATTGTACAAGTCCTCTTTTAATATTCTCTTTTCTTTTGGCTTTTCAGGGTCATACTCTATACTTCTCCGTGCATTTTCTATGGCTTTTACTTTTCTCTTAGTTTCCGGATGTTCTATTAATGGGTCAAATACTCCTACTCCCATACCTGCGCTGTCTATATAAATACGCCTAAAGTTAAATTTCCTGTTAAGATGTAGTATTTCTCTGACTGTGTCAGTTATTCGGTTATCTAAAGCAATGATATTTTCTATCTGTATTAGTTTTTCTTTGGTTTCTTTCTCAATTATAGCAAAAACAGTCTCATCTCCTCCCATTCTTGCTATATCTACACCTAAATAGGACTTCTTTGTCTTATCTGGAGGTCTTTTAACTGCTTTCAGTGTTTTATCAAGCAATTCATCACTGAAAAGACGCATTAAGTCATCTACAAACAGACCTAAGTATTCCTGTCCATATTGAAGCTTTGTTTTACGCTCTTTTTCTTTATTTAGGAATTCTAAAGCCTTTATTCTTTGGGGTTCTGTCCATGATTCAGATATTTCCCTGTTTTTTATAACATTTTCAGAATTTTCATGAAATATTGTAAAATTTTTATCTTTTTCATATGTCTCCCAGAAATAACCCTGCTTACCCCATGGAGTAGATAGCAGTATTATATCTCCTGCAGTTGTAAGCAGCATGGGAGTTACTGCTGTGTATACTTCTTCTGGTATTCTTGCAGCTTCATCAGCATAAAGTCTGTGAATTGTGTAGCCCCTTATTCCTATACCTGATGTTCCTGCTGGAAGACAAAGAATTCTTGTTTTATTAGTTAGATAGCATCTTGTCTTTGTTGGTCTCTTTGCTCCTTTTGTTATTATTCTTTTTGGATAATGTTCTATTAAGTAAAGTACTGTCTTTTCAAATAATTCATAAGCCTGTCTTTCTACAGGCGCTATCATTAAAATTGTTTTATCAGGGTTCTTTAATGCCCATTCTGCTGCATCTACAGAGCAAACAGTGCTTTTTCCTACCTGCCTTCCGGTACATAATAGCTTATCTCCTTCTGTTTTTAAAAATTCTTCCTGCCATTTATCATATTTCATGTTATTAAAAAGGGAGGAAAGAGAAGTCAAACCTCCCTTCAAATGATAAAATTTATATTTATAATATTTTATTCTTTTTATAATTTTTGTTTTTTTTTATTTGAGAGAGAGCTCTGGGGTCCACGCCCCAAGATGTTGATATTTAACGGGGCGTCTGCCAAAAAAAGAATTCCTTAATCGTCGCTATGAACTTAGCGTCCCCTTAGTTAACAAAAACATAGCTGTTAATAGCTGTGAAAAGCTTAAATCTTAGCTTCTAAAGGCTTAAGGAGTGGAATTATCGTGCACTAAGGTATAAAAGGGGTGAATTTGATTTGGGAACCTTCCTCTGCAGAGGAAGGCGGTTTCAGGCGGGGAAACCGCCCAAATCAAAGAGGGGAAGATAAGTTAGATCTTTAGTTCTTTAGTGAGTGAGGAAAAATAATTAAGTATTAGGAACGTAGATTCAGCATAGCTGAATCTAAAATTAAAGGCATTTAATAAGAGCTCCGAAGGAGCTAAAGAACTAAAGCAACAAATTAACTCTCAAGTAGTTATAAACAAATAAATATAACCTCTCTTTCTATTACTATTCGTTGAATGTACGAATAGCATTCTTACTATTTTGGTAAGTATTACGATAGTAATACTTACTTACGTATTCTTTTTCTTTTCTTTTTTTATATTACTTTTTTTCTTTTCTTTTTCTTTAAATACTTTTCGAAAAGAATTAAAAAAGATAAATTTAAATACTTATTATTACTTATCTAAGTATGAAATCACATTTTAATGGAAGTGTTGACTCTGTACTATTAAAAGAAGCTAAAGATAAGAATTGGAATATATCAGAATTAACAGAGCAGGCAATAAGGGATAAATTAAATGCTCCTAAAGTAGAAGAAGTTTTATGTTGTGAATTCTGCGGAAATAAAGGAGAGAAAGAGACAGGTGATGATGCTCTTGAATGTGAGAGAAAGGCAAAGAGAGAGAATAAAGAAGGAAAAGCTTTACAGTTTGCAGATAAGACTAAATTAATTTGGTTATATAATTATCAGCAATGGATATGTAATAGTTGTTTAAATAATCTAATTAGAAAAATACAAAGTAATTAAAATGAACAAAGAAGAACTTATTATTTTTATAGTTTATTTTACATTATTTTCTATTTTTTTATTTTGTGCTTTTATTAGTTTTAATTCAGTTAATATAAATTCTGATGGAAGTTTTATAAATGATAAAGAAACTTGTTCTACTGCTTATTATTGGGATGGTGTTAATTGTTATGACACTTTTGATGCTTCAATTACACAAAAATCATATTGTAATTGTTGGAGGAGAAATTAAAATGATAACAAACAAATGGAAAAGATTACAATCCCGGCTTTTCAACCGGGATATTGATTAGATTTGCTTCTTCTAACTGCTTTATATGTTCTAACAATTCATTAACTTCTGAATAATAAACTTTATGTCTTTGATTAGCAGGTCCGAATTCATAGCTATGCGGCTTCTCTACTCTGCTAATAACCACATCATGCTTTGAAACAGCCTGATTTACTTGATTAGAGCCATTCTGAGAAGAATTTGGCTTATTACCAAGCTTTCCATCTATCATTTTGCTCAATTCTTCCTTTGACTTATTCTCTGGGTCTTCAATTCCCAAAGTTCTTGCATACTTAATCTGTTTTAGTGTTGGGTCATTCATTTCTTTCCACCTCCTTATAAACTATATCTCCTCTGTTCTCTTTACTCACAGAGGCAACAAGTATCTTGCTGAATATATTATTATCTAAAAGCCATTTACATTTCTCTTTCTCAACTTTAGATAGATAACCATTAGTTTTACATTCCACTGCTATAACATCAAAATATAATTCCCCACTATTTTTTAGATTTACAATGACTTTAAAACAAATAAAATCAGGAAATCCACAGGTTCGCATATTAAATCTGTTTGTATGAGCTGGGTGCATCCTATCCTTTTCCAAATCAACATTATTACTCCACTTATCAACAATCCACCCCTGTTTCTCTAAGTCTGCTCGCACTTTCCTCTCGAACAATGCCCCTTTACGCCTATTCTTTTTTCCCTGTATTGATTTATTCATCTTTCTTTCCCTCCTCAAATTCTTCACTCATTTTTTGGACTCTTGATATCTTTTATTTTCTAAATATATTTTTATAACTTCAGTTACAATTAATATTCCAGTTAAAAAACCAAACATCCAAATTGAAAAATCTTCACTCATCTTTCTTTTCCTCTATTTGTTTTTTTAATTCTTCAAACTCTTTTTTATGATTATTTATCAAGAGATGTAATGCTTTCCGATCTGTTTTCCGATATGCTTTCTGATATGCTTTATATTTATCTGTTTTCCGATATGCTTTATGATATGCTTTATATTTATCTGTTTTCCGATATGCTTTCTGATATGCTTTATGATATGCTTTCTGACATTCCTCTGAACCACACATAATCTGATTTATTTTTGGATTAATAATTTCTTTTCCACATATTGCACATTTTATTTTAATCATCTTTCTTTTCCTCTATTTGTTTTTTTAATTTAATTATGATACGAATTAATGCATAAACAATTAATGTCATAGAAGCTATTAATAATATAATATTTTTAATATAAAATTGATTTAATATAAGTATTAAAGTTCCAACTATAACAGATAGTTTTACTAAAATAAAATCATCTTTAATCTGTATTTCTGAGTCTGTTTTTTTAATCATCTTTCTTTTCCTCCTCAAATTCTTCACTCATATTAAATCTCCTGCTTCTTCGTGAATATCATCAACAAAAACTACTTCTTTATTTTCTCCATTAACTTTTACATAAAATGCTTTTCTCTCCAACTTCCTAATAAAATCTTGGACATCTTTTTTATTAAACCAACACTCTTCATCATCTTCAGGAGGTTCTTTATCATCGCAATAATTATCTTTTTTAGATATCATCCAACTACACCCCATTCCAAATCCTTCATGTAACCAACTAATTTTATCACTTAAAGTTTCAGAGCCAGAAGATGATTTTTTGCTTAGGTGTTCACTCACCTTGTCTTCTGGCTCTTTGCCAGAATTAAGTTCCAAGTGGGTAGAAGCCACAGTGTTTCCCTCTGGCGTGTTCGCAGGAGCATCAGTGCTAAAGCCTGATGGGGACTTCCCATTATTCATGTTCCCATGTGGTAGTTTTTCTTTCCTCTTAAATCCTCTCGCTTGTACTTCGCTGTTTGGATTCTCCTGACTATGATTATTTTTTTTCATTTCAAATCCTCCTCTGTGAGATTGAATTTCCATTTAATATAACTATCAATATCTGTAACTCCAGTTATAGCTTTTCCACTTCTAAAAAACTTAATATCATTAATAGCTTCTGCTTTTATATTTCTATCATTTTTCAACTCCTTAGCAATACGCTCAATATAATCTGAAAATGTTTCTCCCTGTCTACCATAAAATACTCTTCTTAACTTCTTCCACGACGACGTTTTAAGCCGTAAGAATTTATATCGTTTTTCCATGTTAACATATTGTAAACAGGGTTTATATACTTTTCTGTTAACTAAAGAATTAAGACAACCTGTGAACATAACAATAATTTTGATTAGCATAATTCAAAGACGCTGTATTTGCTCCTCTTGTGATGTTAATTCTAAAATCTATATAATCTCCTGCAGCCAGATAAACATGAGATGAGCCGTGAGCATGATGGAAAGTTGTCTCTGAATAACCCCATCTATTATAAGAGAGAGTTACAAAAAGATTTCCATTCTTGTATGCAGCCATAGTAACCGCATCTCCAGAAGTCCAAGCAACAGCAGAAGTTATAATACTTGCTCCAATATCATAATATCCTGCTACTGTAGCTGTAAATCTGTAATTTGTAGAATTGTCATACTCTTCAAGTTCATCATAAACTTCATCATCATATTCTATAATTTCTATTGTAGCATCTGTGAATGTCTGAACATTGTTTTTAGTTACTCTCACTTTTGAAATTTTATCTATTGTTATACCCCCAATAAAATCAACAGTTCCATTTACAGTTCCACCACTTAAACTTAAAAAATTATCATCAACATATTCTTTATTAACTATATGTTTGTCTGCTGTAGGAGTGTTTTGAATACTGCCCTCTGTTATAGTTATTGCCTTAACAACATTAAAATCATCCATATTGTCAAAATTGCCTGCTCCCTCTGGTCTTGAATAATTAGTTTTATCTTTAGGTACTTTATAAAAATTAGATAATTTTTTCTTTCTTGCCATTATGTAGATGTTACGGTTCTCATTGTTCCCGAACTATCAACAAAATACAAAGTAGAACCAGATATAAACATGGCTCCGGATATTGTCTGTTGCCCTGTTCTGTCATGCTCATCACCCCAAGGTACAATTAATTCATAGGGCTTAACTATGTCTCCTTCTATTTCAGTCATTCTATTGTCACCTGTAATAAATTTATTTGTCCTTCCCCAGCTGGTATAAAATGTAATCCTCCTCCACTCATGAACTTTAAAGGTCCTGTAATTCCATCAACAGTAGTTTTTAATTCTGCACCAGAAATAGTAAAAACCCCATAATCAACAAGAGTCGGGTCTCCTACTGCCATTACTTCTTCTCCTTAGATTTAATTTCTTTTACCTCTTCCTTAACTTTTGGCTTAGGTTTTTCCAAATCATGCATCTCAGCCACTAATCTTTTAAACTTCTCTGTCTGTTTTCCATTAGTAACCCTGCTTAATTCATTAATATCCATCAACTTGGCAACAACCATCTTTCTATTTTCATCTGTTGTTCTCTCAAGAAAGAAATTAACATCAGCCATCTTGTTCGCATCATTGGTAATAGTTTTTTTAATTTTACCTTCATCATCTCGATATAAGCTCCACCACTTAGAGCCTCTTGTTAATTTTCCTATATAACTCATTTTTATTCCTCGGTGTTTGTGATAGTATAAATAGCGTAAGGGTCTGTAATCTGAATTTGTCCAATAGTCCAGCTTCTAATTGTTAAAGATACACCTGCGTTTCTTATAGTCTCTGCCTGCATAGGTACTACTTCCTGCCATGTTGCTGACTTCTGGTCAATAATAATCATAGCTTCATCATCAGTAACACTTGTACTTACTACAATTCTTAAACCGCAAATCATACCTACTTTTCCATTGGAAACTACATCAGCAGTTTTAAAACTTGGATTATTAATAACCTTAGAATTCATCATAAGGCTTGCATAGTCATGAGGATTTAATAGTAAAATTCCTCCTTCAAGAGCATCATAGTTATTTTCTATCATTGCTTGGATTCCTCTAAGAATATCTTGAATCGGGTCTCTTGTAGAAGATGCACTTGCATCCCAGTTAGCAACTGCTGCAACTGTTCCTGATGTTGTAGCTTCTCCTGTTAAAGCTGAATAAATAGCACTATCAACAGAATTAACTATAGACTCTGAGATTCCGTCCATTGTTCTTGCCTGAACATTTATTGCATCTG